GCCTATGAAGATGGCATGACAGTACGCTTCAAGATCATCAATGGAAACACCGGTGCATCTACATTAAATGCGGGTGGCGGAGTAGTACCACTGGTGAATGATGCCGGTGGTGCGCTTGTGCAGGGCGATGCACCTGCTGGCAATATCGTAACGGCAACCTACATCGCAGCGGCGGCAAAGTTTTACATTACCTCGATGGTGCAGTCGCAAGGCGATGCTCGGTATGCGCAACTGGGCCAACTTACTGGCAAAAATAAACTAATCAACACCAATTTTGAGGTTCCTGTAAACCAACTAGGTAAAGCCACTAGAGTCACAACGGCAGGAGCTTATAACTTCGATTGCTGGTACTTCGGAGCTGACGGTAAATTTTACCAAGCTACTGACTACGAAAATCTAGCAGCTTCGCAGATATACACTTTGAATTGGGCTGGTACCGCCACCGCTGAATATCTCATCACTACTGCTCGAAGCGCAACGATTGAGGCGCAAGGCGGTTGGACTGCCATTGCTAATGGTGCTCAGATCACTACGCCAGCAGACCTGATATCTGGTACTAAGTTCGTGTGGATTCGTTGGACTGGTGTTACCTCTGCGCTAGCTACTCTAGATAAACCGCAGCTTGAAGAGGGCAGTATCGCAACTACGTATGAGCGCAGGTTATATGGACAGGTGTTGGAAAAATGCCGCAGATACTTGCCTGCTTTTAAATCAACTGGCAGTACAGCCACAATGATTGGAATTGGCGGCGCACTTTCGGCAATTGCTGGTTATTACTACCTAACCTTTGGACAAAGTACACGTTTCCCTGTCACGGGACTAAGCATAAATAATGTTGCTTACTTACAGCACAACGGCATATCTGCTGGAGCTGCTTCGGCGGCAGCTATTGCAGGACAAGCATCGCTTACTGGGGTTCAAATAACCTTAGTCTTATCTGCTCAGACAGCAGGCGTAGGCACACTCCAACTTAATAATGCATCTGCTTTACTCTACTTCACAGGAGCGCAAATATAATGCAATCAAATTGGAAACTATCACAAGATGGTAAATCTGCGTCACGCACTTTAGGTGATGGGGAATTTCAATCCCGATCTATTGATGTGCTAGTTGCATCGGAATTGGCTAGTGCTTTGCCTGCCGATCCTACCCATCCAAATGTGGCGATACTTGAACAGATAGCCACCCTTGAGACCGAGCAATCTAAGCCTCGGAGAGTACGTGAAGCTATTCTCAGCATCGACAACGGCTGGATGTTGGAAACCAATGCACAGATCGCCACGCTGCGGGCTAGTCTGACATGATGCTCATTCGCTACTTACTGCTTGCCCTGATCGCGGTCATTCTCAAGGCCGTGCAGTTCTTCTTGGGCTGGTTTCTCATCGCGCCGTTCGTGAAGGCAGATGGCAACCTACCGCGCTTATTCTGGCTTCGCTTGCTGTTTCAGCCTGACGATTCGCCTGCGATTGGTGATGCGAAGTTCGGTAGCCGTGAGATGTGGTACACGGCGACGTGGAGCTGGAAGTGGGCGGCTCGATGGTGGCGTGCAACGCAGTGGGGGATGCGCAACCCTGCTTATGGATGGGATTCAAACGTCTGCGGCATGCGGGTGTTTGCCCCGCACACGTTTGCTATCAGCGGCAATCCTGATATCGACATCGGCTATGACGAGAACGGTAATTGTATTGCTGTGCTTGGGCATTACTTCCGCACTTGTATCGATGATGGCCGTCAATACTTCGAGTGGAAATTCGCCTTCGCTTGGCCGGGTAATCGCTATGCCTGCATGTGTTCGTTTGGGTGGAACTTGGGCGGCGTATTCAAGTTCGACCAGGTGCGCAACTTGCGCATTGACATTAGGCCGCGTGTTTCGTTGATTTAGAAAAAGACGGTGCGACCATTAGTTGCCGTACCGTATTCACCGCTTAAACACTTCCGTCATGTTCAAATCTTAATTGTTGGTTTTTAGGGCAAACAAACAGCCCAGCAATGCGGCATCAGTGCGTTTTCGGCAATCTTCATGAGCTTGTAACCAACTCAGGAGAAAACGATGCCAACCGATTACCACCACGGTGCCCGCGTCCTCGAACTTAACGACGGACCACGCCCGATTAAAACCGTATCAACCGCTGTAATCGGCATGGTATGTACTGCCGCCGATGCCGATGCCGTAGCCTTCCCACTCAACACACCAGTCCTGCTCACCAACGTGCAAGCCTCTATCGGCAAAGCTGGTGTGGCTGGATCGCTGGCAAAATCACTCGACGCAATCTCCGATCAGACCAACGCGGTAACTGTAGTTGTGCGCGTGGCAGAAGGTGTGAGCGATGCAGAAACAAAGAGCAACATCATTGGTACCACCACCGTTGATGGTCAATATACCGGCCTCAAAGCACTGCTAGGCGCACAAGCAAAGGTTGGTGTGAAGCCTCGCATTCTTGGCGTGCCTCAATTCGACTCACTGGACGTTGCCACCGAGCTGGCTAGCATCGCGCAGAAACTTCGCGGCTTTGCCTACGTCTCCGCGCATGGTTGCGCCACAAAAGAAGAGGCCAGTGCATACCGGCAAGGCTTTGGTCAGCGCGAGATCATGGTTATTCACGGCGATTTCAAAACTTGGAACACCACCACCAATTCCGCAGACACTAGTTCCGCAGTTGCCCGCGCACTCGGCCTGCGTGCCAAGATCGACAACGATATCGGCTGGCACAAGACCATTTCCAATATTCCGGTGAACGGCGTGTCAGGCCTTACCAAAGATATCTTCTGGGATCTGCAAGACCCGGCAACCGATGCTGGATACCTCAATGAAGCTGGCATCACCTGCCTCATCAATAAAGAAGGTTACCGCTTCTGGGGTTCGCACACCTGTTCAGCAGATCCGCTGTTCTTGTTTGAGAACTACACCCGCACTGCTCAGGTTCTTGCAGACACAGTGGCAGAAGCTCATTTGTGGGCGGTTGATGCGGCATTGAACCCCTCATTGGCACGCGACATCATCGAAGGCATTAATGCCAAGTTCCGCGAGATGAAATCACTCGGCTACATCATCGACGGCAGCGCGTGGTACGACGAGACTGTGAACGACGCAGTCACGTTGAAGTCCGGCAAGCTGTACATCGACTACGACTACACACCAGTGCCGCCGTTGGAAAACCTGATGTTCCGTCAGCGCATCACCGACCGTTACCTGGTCGATTTCGCCTCTCGCATCGGCGCATAAGTAACTAGGGGCGTAGCGATACGCCCCTCTCACATAAGGAAAACATCATGGGAATGCCAAAAGTATTAAAGAACTACAACGTGTACAACGAAGGCAAAAGCTGGCTTGGGCAGATTGCCGAAGTCGCGCTGCCAAAACTTTCGCGCCAAATGGAAAAGTATCGCGGCGGCGGCATGAATGGCCCCGTTTCGATTGACATGGGGCAAGAGGCACTCGAGATCGAGATGAGCTGCGCGGGAATCATGCAACAAGTATTTGAACAGTACGCAATCACCAAGATCGACGGCGTGATGTTGCGCTTTTCTGGTGCTTATCAGAGCGACGATACTGCTGCAGTAGATGCAGTCGAGGTGGTAGTACGTGGACGCCATCAAGAGATCGACCCCGGCAAAGCCAAGCCCGGCGACAAGACAGATTTCAAAGTGAAATCCACACTCAGCTACTACAAGCTCAGCATGAACGGCAAAGTGATTATCGAAATCGACCTACTCAACTTCGTCGAAATCGTTAACGGAGTCGACATGCTTTCTGGACAACGCAAAGCCATCGGCCTGTAAAGAATATCCCCCCGAAGTAGCACGCTCCCCTCTCCGGATCGCCGGAGATGGGCTTGAACAAACCAACTGAAAGCGAGACCAACATGAGCAACAACGACAACAGCATTACCCTCGATACACCCATCAAACGCAGCTCAGGCGATATTGCAGCACTCAGTTTGCGTAAGCCGAACTCAGGCGAATTGCGCGGAACCAACCTCACCGACCTATTACAGATGGATGTGATCGCCCTGCAAACAATATTGCCACGCATTACCGAACCAACGATCACCACTCAGGAAGTTGCACTAATGGATCCAGCAGATTTGATGCAGTGTGGAACGAAGGTGGCGGTTTTTTTGTTGCCGAAGGGCGCGATGCCAACGGCATTCCAGAAAGAGTAGAAAGCGCGATGGCGGATATAGCCGTCATCTTTGGTTGGGCACCCAGCGAAATGAATGGCATGAGCCTGACCGAACTGATGGTGTGGCGCGAACAAGCTAGACAACGTAGCGGATCGGACGAATCATGAGCATGGATAAAATGAAGATCGAAGTGCTACTGGCCGCGATCAATAATGCCACCGGCCCACTCAAGGCTATTCAAACAGGCAGCAACGAGACCGCCAAGGCACTCAAGGCGACAAAAGATCAACTACGAGAGCTGAACAAAGCGCAAGGCAACATAAGCGCCTTTCAGAAGGTATCGAAAGATGCCGCCATCACCGCAAACACACTCAAGACAGCACAAGACGAAGTAAAGCGTATTAAACAGGAGATCGATAAGGTTCCAGCTCCAACACGCGACATGGCTCGGGCATTCCAGCAAGCCAAAGATCAAGCATCAAAACTCAAAGAAGAACATAACAAGCTGATCGAGAGACAACAGCGGCTGCGCGATACATTAAAAGGTACCGGGATCGAGACAAGCAATCTCGGCGATCACCAGCGCGAGCTGAGGTCAAAGATGGCATCCGCCACTTCGGACATCGAAAAGCAAGCCAAGGCACTGGAGACACTAAATCAACGCCAAAAGACGTTGAATAGAGCCCGTGCGGCATACGACAAGAGCATGGAGCATCGCAACAAACTGGCCGGCGCGGGTGCATCAACTACTGCTGCAGGCGCTGCAATGGGTGTACCAATCCTTAAAGCAATTAAAGATTACGCAAGTTTTGAAGATGCCATGATGGGTGTGGCGCGTCAGGTGGACGGTGCGAAAGATGCCAATGGTCGCTATACCCAAACTTACTACGAGATGGGCGATGCCATCAAAGCAATGGCAGAGCGTATGCCACTCGCTACCACCGAGATCGCAGCCATCATCGAAGCCGGTGCGCGCATGGGAATTCAGGGTAAAGAGAACCTACTCACCTACGCGCAGACCACTGCAGTGATGGCAACCGCCTTCGATCTGCCGGTTGACCAGGTTGGTGAAGATGTTGCCAAGATCGCTGCGCTCTACAAAGTTCCGATCAAAAGCATCAACGAGCTGGGCGACGTGATTAACTACCTCGACGACAACGCACTGGCGAAGGGTGGCGACATCATCGACGTGATGAAGCGCATCGCCGGTACAGCCGATACCGTTGGTATGAAATACAAAGATGCTGCCGCACTGGCCAGCACGTTTTTAAGTTTGGGCGCGAATTCAGAAGTGGCAGGTTCTGCCTCTAACGCGATCATGACCAACCTATCCATCGCCACCATGCAGGCTGATCGGTTCCAAGACGGTCTGGCAATGCTGAAAATGAATGCAGCGTCCGTGCAAAAAGGCATGAGCACCAACGCTACCGGAACTATCCTCAAGGTGATCGACGCGATCAAGTCGCTGCCGCAAGAAAAACAACTTGAGGCCACCACCCGGCTATTCGGCAAAGAGTTTGGTGATGATGCCGCGAAGCTCGCATCGAACGTGGCCGAATACCGCAAGCAATTGGAACTGACTAAAGCTGCACAGGCTGCTGGCTCAATGGATAGAGAGGCACAGTCACGCAATCAAGCGATGTCGGCGCAATACGTCATGATGAAAAACACTGTGTTTGATCTGAGCAGTGAGCTAGGGCAATCGCTCAAGCCTGCAACAGTAGAGATCATGCAGAGTGTATCTGGTGTGCTGCGCGAAGTGCGTGATTGGACAAAGGCCAACCCAGAGCTAACTTCGGCACTGATGAAAGGCGCTGCTGTGCTAGCGTTCATTGTGATCACACTTGGCGCACTTATGCTTGGCGTAGCCTCTGTGCTTGGGCCATTGGCGTTATTAAGGCTCGCAATTGCATGGTTTGGTATGGGTGGGCTGGCTGCCCTTGGCCCATTCGGATTAGCGGTTATTGGGCTTGCCACCGCCGCAACATTAATTTATAAAAATTGGGAGCCGATTAAAGAGTTTTTCAGCAACCTGTGGGACGGCATCACCGAGCGATTCAATATCGCGCTGACGTGGATCAAGGACAAATTCTCGTTCCTGAAACCCATCTTAGAATTGATCTCTTCACCCGCTAAGCTTGCGCTGGCCGCAACGGTTGGCACAACCAGCGCAGCAGGGGCGCAGCCGGTCTCTATTGATAAGCGACCACCTATCACCGCAGCGATGGCAAAGCTAGCCAGCACGCATACATTCGCACCAACATTGCACATCAATGCATCACCCGGCATGAATGAACAGCAGCTCGCGCAACTTGTTGCCAAAGAAATGGAGCGCCTGCAACGCCAGCAAGCCACCCGCAACCGTTCACGCCTAACTGATTCGGAGTAACTGACCATGATGCTCGCCCTCGGCCTGTTCGTCTTCGACATGCGAACGCTTCCATACCAACAGTTTCAGCACAAGATGGCATGGCGGCATCCATCCACACCTCGGGTTGGCCAGCGCCCTGCACATCAATTCGCCGGGCAGGAAGATGAGGTAATAACCCTCGCCGGCGAGATATACCCAGAGCTACACACTAAAGGCCGTGTTTCGCTTGAGCTAGTGCGTGCGATGGGCGACCAAGGGGTGGCGTGGCCGCTGATTGAAGGCACCGGCATGGTGTACGGGTTTTTCTCGATCACTGACCTGCACGTTACCAAACAAATATTTTTCCGCGACGGCGCTGCACGCAAAATCGAATTCAACCTTTCGATGGTGCGAGTTGGTGATGACAATCTACACCAGCTCGGCGCGATCACTTCATCATTGAAATCGCTGATCTAATGCAACCAACTATCCCCAGTGTACCAGCCATACCCGGCGTTCCGGACGTGCCTGCTGATCCATCATCAGACAGCCTGAAATCAAAGCTGCCAAAACTGCCAGAGCACCCGCAGGCCATATTTAAATTAGTGGTAGATGACCAAGACATCACCACGGAAATAAGCGGCAGGCTTTCGTCTTTAACACTCACTGACAATAGAGGTTTTGAGGCCGACCAGCTCGACATCGTGTTAGACGATAGCGATGGAAAGCTGGCGCTCCCACCTAAAGGTGCGCTGCTGAAACTATGGCTCGGATGGAAAGGAAAAGAGTTGATCGAGAAAGGTGGCTATACCGCAGACGAGATCATTCATGAAGGCACTCCAGACACGATCACCATCCACGCTAGAAGCGCAGAGTTAAGCAGCGGCCTCACCACCCAGCGCGAGCGATCATTTCACGGTAAGACGGTGGGCGACATCGTGCGGACAATAGCGGCTGAGAACGAGCTGCAAGCAGTTATCTCAAAAGAGATAGGCGCACTGCCAATAGCCCACATCGACCAGACCAATGAATCATCCGCATCTTTTTTAACCCGCTTGGCGCACATGTTTGATGCCATCGCTACCGTAAAGAACAGCAACCTCCTATTTATCAGCGCAGGTGCCGGAATCAGCGCGACCGGTAAAGTACTGCCAACGATCACCATTACCCGGAATGATGGAGACCATCACCATTTCAGCATCGCCGACAGAGAGCACTACACCCATGTGAAAGCGCTATGGCATAACAGTCAAACCGCAAAAACAGAAGAGGTGATCTGGGATAAAGATACTGATGCTGCAGAGACAGGCAGAACAGCAACGGCGAAGGTGTTAACCGGAAATTTTAAGACACTGCCAACCACCTACAAGAGCCGACGCGCGGCTTTTACAGCAGCTCGTAAAGAGTGGGCGAAGATCAAGAAATCAAAAGCAAAGACAGATCGGTTCGTCGGCGTTAAAGCGCCCTACAACGACCTGAATCTGAAAGTGAGTGCCATCGTCTCATACGGTGCCGAGAACGAGCTACAAGCCCAGCAGGACGCCACTAAAAAAGCCATCAAAGACAATTCAAAGAACGCACCGCCACGCATCGCCTTTGAGCCTACGGCTGACAACATCAAAACACTGCGGCACATCTATGCCAGCCAAGAGTCTGCTTACCGAGCTGCTCGCGCCGAGTGGCGTAGGATCCAGCGCGGAATGGCTGAATTCACTCTAGATCTGGCTCTCGGCAGGCCAGAGCTTTTCCCAGAGATCAAAACCAATGTGCAGGGATTCAAACGCGAGATCGATAGCACCGATTGGATCATCACCAAGGCCACTCACAGCCTCACCGACAAGGGCATGACCACAAAGCTTGAGTTCGAAATCAAGGCCACGGAGATTGCGGGTTAGTTATCCACAGAAACACTTGGCAACTCTGTGGGTAAGTCACAAAAAAGCCCGCGCATCAATATGATGGCGGGCTGATTGTTTTTTGGGCGGATGATTCACTTGCGTTTGTTGTGCCGCCACTCCCAAGGCGGGGTAGGCTCATCATCAACCCACAGGCCGACACGTTCCGATCTGGCCGCATTCTCTGCGGCACTATATCGCTCACGATCTGATGCAGACTGTTCGCGCTGATATTGCTTGTAATGCCACGCCAGACCTGCGCGTAACAACGTCAACCCGGCATCCTTACCGTCCACCATCACGACACCTATTGTCCGTCCGTAGCGGTCTTTTTTGTTCCACTCGACGACCACATCTTTACCGAATACCAGCGCTGACATTTTTGCCTTTGCCTGATGACCAAACGCCTGCTTTTTCTCCGGCGCGTCAATTCCTGAAACCCTGATTTTGTATTGATCGTGCTCGTTCACCAGCACTGTCACCGTGTCGCCATCGGCCACACCGACCACGCGTCCAGATAGAGAGTCACCCAAGCAGAGCAGCGGGGTGAGTAGGGATACAAAAAAAACAATAAGGCGCATTTGTCTATCAGATAATTGAGCAGTCGCTCATCATTGGGGTTTTTACTATGTCTCCGTTCCCTTCGCAAACTAGTGTAACCTTGGCTCCCTTCTTAAGGGTGGCGGCCTTCGGTTTGTCAGTATTCGATAACTTGAATTGAGGCTCCATAAATTCATTTACCCCACCCTGCAAAAGCAAAACCGCGTTTTCCATCATATCTGTATTTATAGCTGAAATAACTCCGCTTACTTCAAATACTTTACCTTTAAATTTGGCATCCGCAGCAACGGTGTTTTCGTCATAAGCGGCTGCGATTTCTTTAGCGGTAGTCTTGAATTCAGGAATCATTGCTGACGTTGCGGCCACCTCTTGTTGTGCCGAAGTGCCACCCTGCTTACTCGGTGAAAATATGGCAATTAAAAACACAAATGCCACAAATCCTCCGCCAAGTTTAATTAGCAGCCCTGCCTTCTTCGGAACCTTGACCCCGCAATTTGGACAAGATTCAGCCTTGTCACTTACATCATTCCCGCACTCTTTACATTTTGTCATTGCCATTGCTATCTCCATTTTGAAAGTTAATCAACACCACCACGGTTTTTAAGCCTTCACTTGCGCAGTTTTTTTGCGGTCGCCCACCATATAAAAAATAGAAACGCAAAAAGAGAAATAGTTAAAATCAATACGACTGAATCACTGGCAGGTGTCGACATAATATTTTAAGCATTCGTTTAAACGAATTTTTATTTCCTTGGTTTAATCAACTCGGCAACCGATAACAAAGCCCTGCGCCCATCTTCCCCACCAGCATTAAACGCTTCCACGATTGTAGAAAGTTCATCTTTTCCATACGTCTTCAGCGGCTGCTGTGCCACTCGTTTTCCGGTAACGATAAAAACAACATCAGCT